CAAGAACCTATAGCTCCTATACAGCAACCTATTTTAGAACCACAGCCTGTTCTTCCTTTACATGAGCAAGTTGTTCTCCAACCTCAAGCAGAAGTAAAGGCTGAGCCTGTTCTAGATAAGGATCAGCTCGAATTTAATTTTAACTCAAGCCCTTACACAGTTGAAGTATTTGATGCGTTAAAGCGCATTGAAGATAGACTTCTCGTAATTACAGACCTACAAGGTGATATTAAGCGTCTTGAGGAAAAGATTGATTCGCTTTTGGATCATACTAAAAAAAAGGATTGATTTACTGCTTGTTTAAGCGAGTAATGGGTATATCATTATTGTGATGATTTTAAATATTACAGATAAGGATGACATCCTTAATAATTTCTTAACACCTATAAGCAAAGTTGTTGATAGTGTTGTCTTGGAGATAAAGAAGGGTGTAATTAGAGCCCTTATTGCTACAAATGATAATACAATTATTGTTGAAGCATTCTATAATGATGAAGCTATTAATATTGAAACAAAGTTAAATATACCAGACGTCAAAAAACTCTGTAGAGTTCTGCAATGTATTGAAGAGAAAGCTTTTGATCTTAATATTTCATCTAATAATATAAGCTACGAGTCTAATACAATACGTTTTAAATATCATCTTTATGATGATAATATTATCTCTGTACCTAAGCTAAATTTAGCTAAGCTTGATAAACTTACATTTGATGGTGAGTTTAGCTTTACTCATAATGCGGTTATTGCTCTCATCAAAGGTAGTATGATAGCTACCGATGCAAGTAAAATTTATTTAACCATAAAGGATGACGGATTATTTGGTGAATTAACTGATAAAGTAAGAGCTAATACAGATTCGTATGGATTAAAATTAACAGATAATTATACAGGTAATAAGTTTACTAATGCTATACCCTTGAATTTTGAAATATTTAGAATAATTTCTTCTATGAAATTCAACACCATAAAAGGTAAATTAGTTTCCTCTATGGGTGTAATTACATTAAACATGCAGCTTGGTAAATCTGATATGAAATTTATTCTCTCTGCTCTCGCAAATTAATTTATATGAAAACACAACTCAGCCGTAATAAACTTAAGACACCAAGTTATTTTATAAAACGCTTGCGTGATAATGGGTTTATTGTAATAAAGTTATTCTCTGTCTATAGTAGAGCAGACTCACGTCGTTGGACGGTTATGGTAAATCCGAGTGAGCGTTCTGTTATGATTACTTGTTATAATAATAAGGAAGCTTTGGGTGACGTTGTTTTTGAATTAAACGATGGTGGACATAATATGCCAAAAAATCTTTGTATCAGTACTTCGAGTATTGAAGTCATTATTGATTATCTAATCACACACGGGGTTAGTAATGATAGTAATTACCACGGTCGTAACCGTTATATGGCAAAAAGATTAAATAATCATGATGAAGGACAAGAAAATTCCAAAGGAGCAGAATAAGACAGATGAATCATTTGTACCTAATTCTGATGCATCCACAAAAGAGATGATACAGAGTGCACTCGTTGCTTATCTAAAAGAAAAGCTTAACGAGAAGAATAGCACTCGTAATAATTACGAAGCTCTAATTGGTGTAGTAGAGGAATTTCTTAATAGTTTTATTCTTCTCGGCTATACATTTGAAGGTCAGCCTGTTCAGTATATTTGCGCACATAATCAGCAGCAAGCCGATTCTCTTGCAACATTAGTCAATAAGTTTTTTCAAAATTCAATTGCGAAAGATGATGACGATGATGGTGGATATAATAACTAAATTAGGAATTAATCACCCTAAACCTCGTTATGTTTACGCAGTAACAGGAGGCAAGTATCTAGGAGAATTACTTGTACTCGCTAAAAAGGACGGAGATGATTTATGCTTTCTCACTCTCCCAGACATGCAAAATCGAATTATTCCAAAAGAAAAATTTAATTTTGCTCTTAAGGAGAATATTGTTGAAGTTGTACAAAAAATACCTAAGGACGTTTATACTGTGTGTCTAAAGCAGCATGCGAAAAGCATAGCAAATCGACCACAAGAGTCATAAGTAATATTATGGATTTTATTCAGCCAAAAATTATTCAATCACCTATTAGCGGTCAGCCTGTACGTCCAACTATCTCAAAGTACATTAGAGATGGAAAGGAAATTACAGAAGCACACTATACTGATCCCGCTTCTGGTTCTTTTATTAGAAAAGGTGTTGTCTCAATTAGAGATATTACACAGCCAGAAAAATAATCTTGTTTTCGTTCATTGAGTATACTACACTATAGTAGTGATACTCCCGCAGGATTATATTGTACAAAAATTCTATCAATACGCAGGGTTTCCTAAATTTAAGAAACTCTCAAATGTGTATGAGGCAAGCTGTCCGATCTGTCGTGAGGGCAGATCATGGGGTAAGAAGAAGCGTTGCTATTTTATTGTTAATGACGGTGTGATTTGTTGTCATAATTGCGGATGGTTTAGTTCACCTTTTAACTGGATAAAGCAAGTATCAGGTCAAACACCAGCGGAGATTTATAAAGAGGTTGGTCAATATGATATACTACCGCTTGATCTTATGCAGGAACAACAAAACAGTGTACCTGCTATTACTGTAAATCCTCATAGCTTACCTCTCGATTGCATTAATTTGTATGATGACAATCAGGTTAGCTATTATAAAGATAATATAGTAGTACGTGATGCATTATCATTAATCAAAAAGAGACGAATGAACCATGCAATCAATAGGCCTGATACACTGTGGTTATCACTTACAGACAGAATTCATAAAAATCGTATAATCATACCTTTTTATAACGAACATGGAGATATTGTCTTTTACCAATCTAGAGCTATCTACGATAGAGATACAAAATTGTATCCTAAATATCTCGGCAAGGTAAATGGAGAGCGCGCTTTATTTAACCTCAATAAAATTACACCTGATCTTGATTATATCTTTATTTTTGAAGGTCCTATCGATGCTTTCTTTGTACAAAATGGTACAGCTGTTGCTGGTATACAGGAGCGTAGTGCTAAGAATTTTACTACATTACAGGAGGAACAATTGGCTACGTTTAGATTGTATGAAAAGATATGGGTCTTAGACAGTCAGTGGCTAGATAAAGCAAGTCGTGAAAAGACAATTAAGCTCATAGAGACAGGTGAGAGGGTGTTTATATGGCCTGAAAAGGTAGGTAAGAAGTTTAAGGATATAAACGATCTCTGTCTTGCTGTAGATAGAGATTTTATTGAACCGGAATTCTTTATTAAGAATAGTTATTCAGGTCTTAAAGCTAAATTAATGCTATCGAGTATTAGTCGTTAGCGGAAATTAGATAGCCTTTAAATGACTCACTTAGGGAGCTAAGCTCAGCTGCAAGTCTTGAGATTTTCTTCTTCTCACTTCTTGCGATATCAACAAAGAGTGTGTCACATGGTGCAACGTGCAGCTTTGTCTGTACAGAGTCCTGAGTTGTGCCATTTAAAAATTCAATAAATTGATCAATTTGCTTGATCCATTCGTTTAGCTGCTGTATTTGTGCGAGTTTGTTGTGATCAACTTGCTTTTGTCTTTCTGATTGCTGATGCACATCGAAATCTTCTGGCTTTGCTGTATCAAGCTGCTGAGCCATTGCATCGCGATCTGTTTCTGGCGCTGGCTGCTGCTGCTCGGTATCATCGGCTTCGAGCACATACTTAAACTTTTTGCTAAACAAATTCATGTAATTATTTATTGCTTTAATTAAATAATTTAGTGAAAAAGCGTATCTTATTTGAAGATGCTACATCTTATTATAATAAGTGGGTATCAGGACAGGCAGCTCGTGAGTTTGCCACGCAGAAAGTAAGCTTAAAGGATATTGTTAAGAAAAATGATGAACATTCAGAACAATCACCTAACGGTGCAAAAGCAGAACCCGTTCTACCTTATCCTATTCCCAACGCTGTAACAGCTCTAGGTGAAGTTTCAATTTCACTTTCTAATACATTAGGTCTCTTTAGAGCAGCTCTTAAAAACCCTACTGTTCAAGAACACCCTGAGACAAAGGCCGAGGTAACAACAGTTATAAATGCTCTTTTACGTGCATCACAAGAGATAAACGAAATGTTTGTTGATTTGCAGAAAAGAGTTGAAAGATAGTATCTTGACATTAAAATAGTATAATGCTTAACAAATTATTTGTGCAGCTAAGCTTACTGTTTATAGTAACAGGTGTTATAGCTGTAATACTTCATACTCTTGGAGTTAATTACATACTCGGTGCTATAGCTGGCATTATTATACAATATGGTATCTATAACGTATTTGTATACTCACTCGAAACATATACTATACTAAAAGCTAAGAAGCTTGAAAATGAAAAAATAAAAGAGCTTTCATATCAGGTAGCTGAAGTCACATGTCCATGCGCGCAAAAGACAAAGGAAATTGTACCGTTACGCTTGAACGAACCTACTGTTTATAAATGCAATGCATGCTCAAAACAGGTAAGGGTATACGTTCAAACAGAAACCGTGTTAGTAACAGAACCTATTGCCGATACAAGTCTTAGTGGTATTGACGAATTAATTAAATCAAAAATCAATGAATCTGCCTGATAGTATTAAACAGTTAACAACAGACGGACAGGCGGATAGTTTGATAAATCTGTCGAAGCCTGTAAAGCCTGATATAGATAGTATCATCTATTTTATAAAACAAAGATTACCTTTTGAAGCTGTTAGACAGTTCGATGAAGGATTAATGTGTCTAAAGCCTGTTGCATCTGAAGCAACCTTTCTTAAAGGCCTCTTCAATCAACTTTCAGAAGTAGTTGCAAGGTCAATAAAAAAATCAGATATTGACGACAATTATAAGAAAGAAATTATTAATCTTTATGCGGTTTATTTTAAGTCAATTATTAACCTTTACGACTCACAGGTCGAACTATTGTCTGCTTTAAACAAACATAAAAAAGTTATTGACGTTGAGGAGATTTCATACATAATACTCGGATATGCAATTGAAACAATCAAGAAAATCAACAATGCTCGCGAATGGTAAGAAAGTCACTGACATGACGAGTGACGAATATACACGCTGGCTTTGTTTGCTAGAAGCAATTGAGCACGTAAGTAATAAGATGAATCAATTTGGTCACCGTCTACAAAATAAGGAAATCGATTGGATCAAATCATTAGCATTTCAAAAATATATCGACGAGAGGTTTGAAACAATGAAGGCAGATCTTAATGATCTTGAAAACAATACAGAATACGCTGAGTTTAACATTATACCGCAAAAGAAATGCATTACATCATTGGAACCAGTTTTACGGTAGACCATCGTAGTATACAACCTGGTCAGCAGAGGGTAATAAGCTCTTCAACACCACGGCAATCGCGTTCACCTTATGAGTTGTTATTTGAAGCTGGACATATCTATCAGCTTCAACGTATAACAAAGGAAGACGATGTGTTCGTATATCACTTCAATAGATCAGACATGACACAACATCAGATAAAATTTCCATCTACAAGAGATGCAGATGCTGTTATAGCAAAGTTCCGTAAAGAACAACTACCTGATTACGAGTCGATTTATAAGAATCGAGCTGATTAATAGTACCCACCGTAAACATTTGAATAGTCTGTAAGACTATAATCAAATATTTGTTTAGAGTCTATATCAACACTATCTGTATATGGTTTATTGGCACCTGATACCGTAGGGTTTTGTGTATCATCAAATACTTGATCATTACCTGCCTCTTGCGGAATTCCAGGTTCGAATGAATACTCAAAACGTTTGGCCTTTATTAACCATACATAGTGTCCAGCTAGCACGTTGATAGTTGCCGCATCTTCATCTAAACGCTCTGTTATCTCAAACATTTTACCGTTTCTATCACC